GCCAACACCTTTAATGACATCCTGAACAGTGATTGATGTTGGATCTGTTGGGTTAGCGTACAGTACAATGTGACGACGACAGAAAATAACTAAGAATCCGTTATGTGATACAAGAGCTACAATACCGTCACCTGTAGGAATAACTTGACTAATGTCTAAGTAACCTGCTGTGCCGGTTGTGAAGTTCTTTGGGTCTTGTAGATCGCTGAAGTAAACAGTCTGATCATCAGTACCGATATTAGCAACCCATAAACGACCAAAAGCTGTTAAAGAGCAAGAAGGTTTAAAGTTATCTGCAGTGTAGCCAGTCGGTAAAGAAGCAATGTCAGCTAAACGCTGAAAACCATACTCATCTGTATGTCCAGTACCATAACGATGATAGATTAAAGGAGTATGATTACGCTGAACACCAATGATATGAGCAGAGCTATTGATGCCGCCAAGATAAGGCATACCAGTAAACTGCCAGTTGTTGTCAGTAATCGCATAAGGTAATACGTTAATTAGTGAGGCTGAACCGCTGGTTGTTGCAGAAGCTGCTGCAGTAACAGTAAAGGTATCTGTTGTAGGTGCAATTACAGCGTAATCGCCATCAGGAAGCGTACCAGAAGATACGTTAAAATGTACAATCTGTCCAGCTACATATCCATGAGCTGTTTTAGTTACAGTAACGGTTGTACCTGTTTGTGTGTATGTAGCGCCTGACTTGTAGTTAGTACCGTAGATAGATTGCTCTACAGGAGCTGTTGTACCGACATAGACGTGGTTATTAGCTGCGCTAACGACAATGTTACCGTCATTCTTAACTAACTCAAAGATAGCTCTAAAGTTACCTGTTTCGACTGCTGTTGTGTTTACCTTGTTCCAGCCTTTACGAGCACCAATACGACCGTACTTGTCGATAACACAGTTGTAAGCTTCAAGAGCAAATCCACTGGTAAGCTGTACCGTGGAGTCTTGGATGTTTAATCCAGAGAACCCCGGAGCTTGTATAGCACCTGTTAGTAACTGTTCAGCCATTAGACGTTAACCCAAGCTGACTCTTCAATATAACGTCCAGACTCTAGACCGATAGCATCACCAAGTGATTGTTGATACAATGCATACATCGCATTAGAATCTAAACCACCATCTTCGCCACGCTCTGCCATTGCACGAGCTACAGCACCAAAGATGACTGGCTCATGTGGAATTAACAACACATCGCTATTTAAACTTAGCGGAGGCTGTGGACGAATTATGTTAAAACGTAGATTATAAACAGTATCAGGAATAGGATATACATCGACTTGCGTGTCACCATTGGTATTAGTTCCGTTGAAGTTATAATAACGAGGCTCACCACGGTCAGAAGAGGTTGTCAAGAATAGACGGTCCATCTCTGAAGTAGGGATGTTCTTTAAGATATAATCGGAGCTATCGTTGATAACGTCGATCATGCGGAATCGCTGTCCAGAACCTTCTAACACATAGTTAAAGATTCCCGGAACAGTATCTGCTGTAAGAGTTGTGCTTAAAGCATTCCAGTTGTATGCATCTTCGGCTTGACGTTTAGCGTCATTAACAAACTTACCGATTAACTTGGAATATGCTGTATCATTAACGGAAGTAACTTCACGCTCACGTAAGCGGATAAGGACTTCATTAACTAATTGGATATAAGAGTAGGACATGGTTTCCTTATAGGTGCTAATATTTTACCACAAAAGAGGTGAAAAGTCAAGCATTTTATTTGCTATTTGCTGACTTTAGTGCATCTATTTGGGCGGCTGCTTCTCTGTACTTCCCGTGGTTTTCGATGTCGGTGGAGAGTACGGTAGCAAGGTCAACGGGGGCAATGAGGTTGTCAGTGCTTTGGGGATCTGAGGAGCTACCTGTGGCGGAGTCGTTGTACAGCCTGATAAAGCCATAAGTGACGTTACAGTTAGGACTGCCCAAAGAATAGAGATTCTTGATTTGACGTTGGTAGTATGCATTCTTAGCCTGTTCTTGTCTTATTTGTTGAAAATATTCAGCCGCAGCAAGGTCAAATTTAGCCTTGTTTTCCGCCAGAGCTTGTTGATATACTTCTTTATCTTTAGCAATCTTTGCTTCATAGTAATTAGTCCTGTATTTAGATCCGACATAAGCTCCGCCGCCAAAGGCGATAGTAACCGCTGCAAATAACGCAATCAAACCATTAAAGCCACTTAGTAACCAACCCATTTAGTCTCCAATACAGGTGTTATATTCTTGTTGTCTACGTTTAACTAATCCGGGGTAGACCTTACCGCCTGCTTGAGTCCACTTCAGAAGCTCTTTACAGGCTCCGTCATAATCTTTGTTATTTAGCTTCTTGACCAATGTTGATCTACAGAAAGCTCCTACACCTACGTTATAAGTAAAACTTGTGTATGCGTCGTACTCGCCTTGGGTGATTGGAACCTTAATGCACTGCACCATTCCCTTAGCGTGTTCTCCAGCACTTATTTCAAGCCTCTGTAGAGCCTCTAAACGGGTCACAGTTGAGTCCATTGTAACTCCCTTGGTCTCCCCGTAGCCTACTGTAGGAACTCCTGTAACGTCTCGATAAGCCTTCTCACGGAACCCTTCATGTGAGGCGATACTAACGACTGTTAACGCACTGACTGTAAGGATTGCTGCATTACGTCTTATCTTCTCGTTCATATATCTTTTTGAGCTATTAAACGAGCTATAGAAGCTGCAATAATAGTAACGAAGGTTAAGGTAGCAAACGTATCTCTAGGGAACGAATCCCAGTACAGCGGGAGAACTGCTTCACAAGCCGTTAGAATAGCCGCTAAGAATATAAACTTTAGAGACCAAGACTTGCGAAGAATCTCTTTCCAATTCTCGTACAGCTTCACTTTAAGCTTTTTCTAGAAGCACCGTACAGATAACACTGAATGCAGAGCCTGCTTCAGGAGTCATCTTGATTTGGTCACGTTCTTGTAGAACAACACCGGAACCGTACCCAGTAAACTGGAAGTATTCTTTTGATGCAAAAGTTTTTGCGTCTAAAATACTGATGTCAATAGAGTCTTTGGTGTTTTGCCACTCAATAGTCAAAGATTTAGTGCTTCCGCTTGAGTTGTGAATATACATCAGATTCCAAGTAGCTTGATAGCCTTCTGGAACTGTATATACAACCGTCTCAGTGCCTGCTGTGAGGTTCTTACCGATTGATAATAGTTTCATAGGTGTTTGACAATCCAGTCTTTAAATAATGTTAGGAAGACGACCACACCGGAAGTCAAGAAAGCAATACCGCCTAAGAAGCCTTTGTAACGAGTCATTTCATCCTTGATCTCGTGCATCAACTTTAGCAACTCTTTGTGGTTGTCCTCTAAAGTCTCCACTTTGGATTCTATGACGGCTAGTCGTTCGATGTGGTCTGCCATGATTATGCTGTAAATGTACCGGATGAAGTGAATACGTGAATAGTGTTACCACCAGCAGATGTAATAGTACCGCCTGTACCACGTTGCGAGCCTGCGTAAGAAATAATAATTATTCCTGATCCACCTGCGCCTGATGTACCTGCGTTTCCAGAACCACCACCGCCTGATCCAGTGTTTACAACACCACTACCAGCGGTTCCTGCTGCATTACCAGTTCCGCCAATTCCTGAGCCACCTGCACCTGATGCTCCTCCTGCTGCTTGAGACGCAGATCCTCCACCGCCTCCAGCATAAGTTACAGATGCTCCAGAAATAGTGGAAGTATATCCAACACCACCTGCCCCTCCGTTCACACCAGAAGCATAAACACCTGCACCGCCTCCGCCGCCACCGCCTCCTCCAGCAGAGCTTCCTGCATTACTTGTTCCGTTTCCTCCGGCATAGCCTTGACCTGATGTTCCTGCTAATCCAGTGGTATAGACATAACCACTACCGCCGCCTCCGGAGCCACCGATTGAGCCTGCTTGGTCATTTCCGCCGCCAGCTCCCCCGCCAACCGCTGCTGTGACTCCTGTAAAACTGCTGCTTGATCCCTGACTTCCGGGTGCGCTGTTTTTAGCAGGTGCTCCAGCGCCTACCGTAACAGTGTAAGATGTACTACCAGTAACTGTAGTTGTTCCAGTGACAACACCACCTGCTCCACCGCCTCCACCTACTTGCCACCATCCTGTTTGACCAGCACCACCTGATCCGCCACCAGCAACGATTAGATAAGAAATAGAATATGTTTGACTTGTAAGTGCAACCCAAACAAGACCACTCCATACTTCCCATTGATTAGTGGTAGTATTATAACCAGATTGTCCTAATGCAGGCGAAGAAGGTCTTCCAGCAGTAGTCCACTGAGCCGGTGTAATACCGTATGATCCGTCAATAATTACCGACATGGTAATCCTTTAATTAAACTGGAGTTGGAACAGAAACCCAAGACAGTGTAGCTTCGTCCCAAACATAAGGACCGCTTTCAGTTGGCATTGGTGTAGGAGCTTCCCAAGTCCATGTAGAAGTATTCAATGTCCATGATGGATAAGGTTGTGGTGCATAGAATACGTCATTCACGATGTCGTATGTGTAGCCGATACCAGCATAGTTAGCACGTAGTGCTTCACCGCCGTCAGGCTGACCATCAGCACCGTAGTGTACGTTACCACGAGTATTGTAAGAAGTTTGCTTCCACAATCCCGGTAATGTGCCGATGAAGTCAGCATCAGCAACGATGACTTCCTGTACGTAAAACTTTGTTGAATTGTCGGTTGATAAAACCTTAGCGAAATGTGCCATTGTTGTTGCTCCTTTTAAGCTGTAAATGTACCACCAGATGTAAATGTATGAAATGTGCTGCCACCAGAGGACGTAACAGTACCGCCTGATCCACGTTGCGAGCCCACGTATGAAATAATTACAACACCAGAACCGCCAGCAGCTCCATTGTAAACTCCATCTTTCCAAGCTCCGCCACCGCCACCACCACCGGTGTTTGTTGATCCTGCGTTTCCGTTGCTTATTCTACCACCGTTTCCACCGCCAAAAACACCAGAACCTGCTGATAGATCTCGATATGCTCCGCCACCGCCGCCGCCACAGACGTTGACTCCTAAATATGAAACCCCGTTACCTCCGGTTCCACCACCGCCACCAGTGTAGTTACCTCCGTTGGCAGCAGCACCTGCTCCGCCACCACCACCGTAAGGGTCTTGTCCAGCTCCACCGGTATACGAACTATTAGTTCCTGTTCCTGAATTACCACCGCCTCGACTGTAGCCAGCACCGCCTCCAGTAGCAGTGACACCAAAACCAGATGAGCTAGAGCCAGAACCATTCCTTGCTCCGCCAGCCCCTACAGTAATAGTAAACGTAGATGTAGGGACTACGGAAGTTGTCCCGTAACGATAACCACCACCTCCACCACCTCCTCCTTGGTCATCTCCACCACCACCGCCGCCTGCGACCACTAAATAACTAATTGAATATGAGCCAGCTTTAATCTCAACCCACGCACCACCAATGTATCCTTCTACGGCGTTTGTTGTAGTATTATAACGAATCATTCCATTAGCAGGGCTACTAGGACGTTGCGCTGTAGTTCCTGATGGGATACCTAAGCCTTTTGTTGCAGCCGCAAACGATACGTTTTGACTAGAATCAATAGTCATTGCGGTGACACCACCTGTTTGTATTGCTAATACCCCTGACGTGTCAGGAATGACATTTAAACTTGTAGCACTTGTTGTACCAGCATTAATAATTGTCGTCATGCTGTATAAGTTCCTGATGAAGTATATTTAATCACTGTATTACTTCCGTTTGTTGTTACTGTCGGAGACCCTGTAACGGTTCCTGTATATTTATCAGTGGGGACGGACAAGATAATTATTCCTGATCCACCTTGACCGGCTGTACTATTAACAGCTCCGCCGCCGCCTGATCCGGTATTTCCAGAAGCATTACTGCCTTGGAAATTACCACTTCCATCGTTTACGCCTCCGTTACCACCACCGTTTGAGCCGTAGCCTCTAGAAAGACCTCCACCGCCTCCACCGCCTGCGTAGGTCACTGAAGATCCTGTGATAGAGGTAGCTACTCCTCCACCACCGTTACCGCCAGTTCCTCCGGTCACGCTTTGTCCGTTTGCTCCGGCTCCAGCTCCACCGCCTCCGGCTGCGTTAGGTCCAGTTCCTCCTGTATATCCGTTGCCTGAACTACCGCCTGTTTGACCACTACCACTATTTCCTCCAACGGAAGTAATAGTTGTTATACCAAACCCTGCTACTGTACTACTGCTTCCGTTAGATCCACCTGATCCACCGGAGCCGATGGTAACGGTATAGGTAGAACTAGGATATAACCCGACTGTACTTTCCAATACTTTACCTGCGCCGCCTCCGCCTCCGTAATTACCACCAGTAGATCCTGAGCCACCGCCACCAACCGCTACGTATGCAATTGTATAAGTAGGTAAATTTTCTTTAACTACCGTCCAAGAACCAGCTAAATAAGTTTCTATAGCGTATATATCGCTATTATATCGAACACTGCCTTCTATAGGACTACTTGGACGCTGTGCTGTTGTTCCGCTTGGAAGCTGTAATGCGTCAGTTTTATTAAATGTTGTACTGGAATCTGCGTTAAAAGTAATTGCAGCAGTTCCGCCTGTTTGTAGCTGTAATGATCCGCTATTGTCAGGTGTGGTTACTAATCCAGTTGTATTAACATTAATGACTGATGCCATTAAGCGCCTCTAACCATGTAACCTTGAAAATAAGTCATATCAGCGGCTGCTACAAGTCCCTGTCCTGTTGTTAATAGTCCCCATAACTCTACATAATCTGTAGATCCGTTTAAATAAACTAAACAGCTTAACGATGGAGGAGCATTACCTGATGCGTTATTGTTATAACTTCCATATTTATATGACGATCCATTCTTATAAATACCTAATGCACCTGCTGAATATGAAGACGCTGGTTGTATTTTACCTGTTAAGGAATAATACCCTGCCACGGTTGGTTGAAAACGATAATTTGTAGTGCTATCAAACGCAGACGCTGTATCCCATTCTTCTGTTTGGAATTGAATCTTTGTAAGCGTGGCACTGCTTAGTGTTTGTGATGAGCTTTGATAAGCACTGAATGTAGGACCGTCAACAGCTATGTTACCAGTCTTAGCAGGCAGTGTAAGTGCATTAGTACCAGCTACTGCAGGAACGTCAATGGTGACTGAACCGCTTGTGGCTCCCGGAAGAACTAAACTCATAGAATCACCCATCGTTTGCCAGCGTTAACCGTTACGGTATAACCTGAACTAATTGTTATAGGACCGACAGACATAGCATTCTCGGAAATTGTAATATTCTCAGCGATTGTCGAAGCGTTGTAAGCTACTGCTTTTACTGATGCTGAACCAAAGTATTGTCCACCAGCAGGAGCTGCGCCGTTAACCCAACCAGAGCCGTTATACTTCAATACTTGGTCTGTAGAAGGAGATGTAATCGCTACATCAGTTAAGCCGTCTAAGCTAGTAGTCAGTGTAGGCTGATCAGTTAAGTCATTGTAAGAACCGGTATTAGCTACAGTTGCTAAAGCATCCCAAGATGAGTTTGTACCGTCTGTAGTTAAGTATTTACCGCTATTGCCAGTCTGTGAAGGTAGTGCATCGACAGAAGACCAAGATGTGCTTGTGCCATTAGTGCTTAGAAACTTACCTGAATTACCTGTTTGACTTGGGATTACCGCAGCAGCGGCAGCGGCACTTGCAGCAGCGTCGGTTGCAGAACCTGCAGCGGCTGTTGCTGAAGAAGCAGCGTTAGTTGCGGATGTAGCAGCACTTGAAGCTGAACCAGAAGCCGCTGTAGCGGAACTAGCAGCGTTAGTCTCAGAAGTAGCTGCGTTAGAAGCAGATGTAGATGCAGCAGAAGCACTAGAAGCAGCATTAGTTGCTGATGTAGAAGCTAGTCCTGCTTGAGTAGTTGCTGTAGTTGCTGAACCGGATGCGCTGGTAGCGGAAGCGGCTGCATTAGTCTGAGAAGTGCTGGCGCTAGAGGCTGAAGAAGCTGCTGCAGTAGCTGATCCTGAAGCGGATGTAGCGGAGTTGCTTGCATTGGTAGCAGATGTGGAAGCACTTGATGCACTGCTTGCAGCATTGGTTGCTGAAGTGCTTGCTGCGCTTGCTGAGTTGCTTGCGTTAGTTGCTGCTGTGCTTGCTGTAGATGCTGAGGTACTTGCATTGGATGCCTGTGTAGTTGCTGTTGCCGCAGCAGTTTCTGCGTTAGTCTCGGCTGTCTCTGCGTTTGTTTCAGCCACAAGAGCAGCATCACGTGCAGCCTCAGCAGCAAACTGAGCCGCTAGAGCAGCAGCAATATCATCAGCTAAGTCAGTAGCTACGGATTCGGCAGCCGCTTGAGCAGCTTCAGCAGCGACTTCAGCAGTCTCAGCGTTTGTTTCAGCAAGTTCTGCTGCATTCTTAGCCGCAATAGCAGCATTCTTAGCCGCAATAGCTTCATCACGAGCAATGACTGTTGCAGAGGCTTCGGAAGCTGCGTCATTGACTGCGTCTCCTACACCACCGGGACCACGATAGATTCCCATTATTCAGCCTTAGATTTAACTGCAGGTTTCTTTACTGGTTTTTCTTCTTGTTTTACTTCTTCAACCACTTCTTCGTAATCGGGATGTGCTTTCATCTGAATGATGTCCCATTCCAGATCAAATTCGACAGTGTTGCCTGTCTGTAAACATTTGAATAAAGCCATTTTGTCTCCTCAGTTTATTTAAAAGGTCTCGTAAGACCCCTTAAAGAAACTGCCCCACATCTACTGCAGGGCAGAACCTAGTTTCTAGGTATTAGGCTGGAACAGCCAATGCAACAGCAGAACCGTCACGCAACTCTTTAACACCGAACAATGTGTCAGCGGTAAACAAGTTACCAAGCCACTCTTGTTTGTATTGAGTTTGTGTACGAACAGCCATTTGCTCGGCTAATACTGCGAAGTCACGATGACCCAAGAGGGCGATACGTGCAGCGCCAGAACCAGAAGTTGTGTCAGCGTTGCTAGAAACGAATACTGGAACACCGTATACGTTACCGATTTCGCCTGTACGGATTGTGTTATTGCTACCAGCATCACCAACAAAAGCTTGCTCGGTGAAACGTGCAATACCCATCAATGTGTTACGTGTTGATGGTGGAACGATCAAGAAACGACCGTCCATTGGAACATCGTTGTCATCCAAACGCTGGATAGAACGACGGATAGCTGCGTCTGTCAAAGCTGCTTCGTTGTTAGAAGCTGCAACATATGCAGTTGTACCGTTTGAACCAAGGTAAGCACCAGTGTAAGCAGCAGTACCGTCACCGCCTTGAACACCACGAGCCAATTCGATCAACTTGCTGTCAACCTTACGAGCCAATGCATAGCCAGCGTCATCTGTGTAGAACTGACGCATAGAAGCCAAAGCTTGAGCTTCTACGATGTCTTCGATCAGGATTGAATACTCCCAATGCTGGTCGATGTTAACTACAACTTCAGTAGCTGTGTCAGTGTTCAATGTTACTTGAGTAGAAGCAGCTTTTGCGTTAGCAGAGCCACGACCCGGTTTTGGAATATGCAGTGAGTCACCTTTTTTGCCTTTGAAAGACATTTTCTTGATGAGGTTTGCAAGAACCAAGTTCTTTTTGTAGGTCGCAACTACTTCGTCGGACCAAATCTCTGGGATAAACTTATCGCCAGTTGTTACTGTTTGATGGTTAGTACCTAAAGCCATTTTTAAAATCTCCTAAATGAATAAATTATTTTACTCGACCTTCGTTATACGCTGCCATAATGTCATCTTGCATGGCGTTGTATCGCTCTGGGTCTTGCATTCTTAAACGAATTAAATCGACACGTCTATAAATAGGTTTGCCTACTTCCCCTGTACCGCCCTTCTGAACAGCAGCGGCTTTTAATGTCTGTGAACGCTTAACATCTTCACCCTTTTTCAGCGTCTCATCTGCTTGTTGAGCTTTTACACCACGAAGCTGTGTATAAGTCTCGAGCAGTTCTTCTGCTGAATCGTAGTCATAGTTGTTAGCCTTAGCAAACAGTTCAAGCCTTACTTTAGAAGTTTTGATCCAATTAGCGAAATCATCAGAGGCAACAATCTCTTGGAAATTAGGGAACTTAGTCTGAAGCTGTGCTGCAGCTTGCTGACGAGTTTGCATTTCTGCTTGCTCTCTAAGTTGCTTAACTACCGGATTGTTTTCTACTGCATGATTTACTGCCTTATCGGGGTCAGCAAAGTAATCTATCTCGTTATCTTCGGCACGTGGCTGCGTGTCTTGCTTATTGGTATTGAGTTGTTGCTTGATCAACTCGTCCGCTAACTTTCTAACTTCTCCCACTTCCTGAGCTTGACGACCAATGAGCTTTTCAGCCTCTTGATGCATCTTAACGATCTCGTCTAAGGATTTACCCTTATATTTCTCCGGAATCGCCGCTTCGTCTGCTACATTCTGAGCCGAGTTGTCTACTTCTGTAGGTTCGTTCGTTGTATTCTGTGGTAAATTATCAATGTTACCGTTGTCGTCTTGCACTTCAATGATTTCAGCCATCATGTCTCCTGTCGTAAAGATTGTAGGATGTTTTAAAAATGGTTCGGTAGTAACGTCACTACTTATGAACCGTTATCAGCGTTTCTTTTCTTCTCCAATGCCAGCTTCTCAGCTCTCACCCTTGTCCAACGGTCATAAGCACCGGGATGTTGCCCACTAAACGGCTCTAAATAGATGCCAGTGGGGGAGATGATACGGGTCGCATTCCCGTCACACTCACGACACGGAGAAGTTTTGACCGTCTCGTCGACGAACTGCTCCGTGATATGGTTCTGTTCACACTTAAACTCAAACAAGCGACGAGGCATCTTCATCTTCCTCCGCTTGGAGTTGGTCGTATACTTCAGCACTTGCGTCTCGAAGGTTCTTTAGCCAATTTAGAATTGACATCTCACCTTTTTTGAAGTACAATTGCTGTTCTGAGTCGATTCCAGCCAACGTATCTGTGGCTTTAATCATAATGTCCAAATCTTCAAGGAGGTCCTGCCATCCCTGAGTAGCCATCATTTCAAATCGTCGCTCGTAATAATCCTGTAATTCTTTTTGCATTCTTTGCCCTTGACGTAAGGAAGAAATTGTGTTATAAGTACCGCTATAGATACATTATAACACGTTTTCGTCACTTTGTCAAGAGCTTTTTTTGCTTTTTTACTGTTTCTGTTGTTTGCCAGCCATCTGCATTGCAGTAATACGCTCACCAGACTTGATTGATTCCTCTTTTAGTGCTAGTTCAGCTACTTTGACTCGTTTATCGAAGTCATTAGTGTCACTAGAACCACGAGAGATGTTACCAATCATCTTAGCTTCAGCTTCTTGAGGCATAATCTGAGCTTCAACAGTCTTCTTCTGAGCATCAGCACGATTCTTCTCTGCAGAAGAGTTGTAGTACTCAATTTGTGAGCCTTTAAGCTGCATATCCATCTCAGCAGCTTGCTGTGCTGCTTGAGCTTGTGCTGGATCAGGCTGTGACATCTGCTGTAACTGAGCAACGATAGCGTCACGGTTAGATAAGCTGCTAGATTGAATGATTCCTTGGAGCAATACAGGGGTAATAGGGCTTTGAGGTCCTAAAGTCTGCATTAAACCAATCATTTGCTGCTGTTCATACTCACGTGCAACCATTCCAAGGGTAGAAATAGGCATGAATTTGAAGTCTTGAACAGGATAACGCTCAGGATCAAACTGCATAAAGCGATAAGCAGACTTGGTAATGAATGGAATCAGGAAGTCTTCTTGGAAGTTAATCAAAGCACGTTTGTTTTTCTTCATCAAACCTGACAAAGCCATAGACAAACCAGCACCAGAAGCTTCTCCGCCTGCCACTTGTGACGGCATTTGGGAGCTATCCAATGTACCAGTTGCTTGTAATAGCATCTGTTGGAATGTCTGGGCGGTCTGCATATTACCGGTGTCGGTAGAACCGAACTTAAACGGCATCATAATCTCTGCTGGATTACCGTTCACCAAGAAATTCTTACCGGGACGTACTTCATACTTAGCGCCACGAGGTAGACGGGTTGCGTCCATAGCCATCATTGGGGCTGTAGTTAGTGCTAAAGAGTCTAAATGGCTACGCATCTGGGCATCTAGTGCCTTTTGCATGTTGTAGCCCTTCTCAGTTGTACCACGACCCCAGAAACGACCCGGCATAGAGTCAGCTTGGTAAGCGACAATAGGACGGTCCTTCATCATGTAAGGGCTTTCCTCAGCCTTGAGGAGGTATTGGTTGTCAGCAATAACGATAACTGCCTCAACCATATCACTGTATTCTGCTGGAGCTGAGTCTTCAGGGAACAATACAGCAGGTTTTTCACCTTTAGCCAAGCCTTCAAGCATAGAACGTGGAACTTTACCGTACCAACGCAATACAGGAAGCTTATCAATACGTGAAGGAGACTCTTCCTGTGTACGCTCTAAGTCTGTAGAACGATAGCTAGGGGAGATGGCTACTTTACGATAAATCTTATCTTCGATGCCTTCTACGATAGTGTAGTAAGACATATATTCTTCAATCGCTACTCCAAGAGAATCTTCAACAGTAGTAGCGTTAGGGTCAATCAAGAAGTTACGTGGGTTGATAGCATTCAAACCAACCATGAACTGCTTCTTCTCCATCACACCAATAGCAGCTACAGTAGCGCCGGGGATAGGTTGTGTTGCAGGAGACAATACAGTCTCTTCGTTAACAACGATCTCACCGATACCTGTACCATAGAGTTCAGCTAACAGAATAACGTCATCAACTGCTTTCTTGATGCGACTACGTTTAAAGTCTTCATGCATCTGTGTACGCACTAAGGCGACATCATTAGGGTCTTGATCTTGTACGTCGTCAGCGATGTCAAACCACTCACCACGTCCAAATACTGCTTCTGAAATCTCAGCTTGTTTAGCTTCGATAGCTTGTTGCATAGCTGGAGTAACTAGACGTGAACGCTCTGACTCACGCATCTTGTCTTCAGCAGCCCAGATACCACGGAACATACGCTCATACTCATCCCAGTAAGGGAGGTAGTTAGTGTCTCGGTGGTTTCTCCATTCGTCGCAGTGGGCGAGAACGAACTCGACTAAGTCTTTGTCATTAGCGGTTTCTTCCGCTTCTTCAAACTGGGATAGCTTTTGATCGATCGCTTTATCAGGCATTCTTAGTCTTCCTTAGTTGTATCGTCGATAGATGTAGCAAACGGATCTGCAAATTCAATCTCTACTTTTTCTACAGCAGGCATAAAGATTTTGCTATCCTTCATACCTTGTTCTTTTGCAGCGGTAATAATCTTCATCAAGCAATCACCACTAAGATAGTTCATCTCTTCTTTGATTACTTCCCAAACTGCTTTATTCTTACTCAGTTCTTCAAAGTTCAGAGGAACAAATTCATTTTCTTTATCGTACATATTTTCCTTAGTAGGCTGAGATGGTATCTAAAGGTTCGTACTCATCGGAGTTATCGTCACTGAAGTACGAGGTTACAGCTAATTGATCTACGTAGCTAAGAGCGTCAATCAAGTCATCATGCACTTGAGGAGTAGGGAACATCATGAACTCATCTTTAAAGTCATCCCAGTCTTCGTCTTCATTGAGGATAACCTTACCGTGCTCAAAGCGTCCCTGCAAAGCCCAGATAACACGTTCAGTTTTCTTCTTGTTACCGTGAGTTAAGTCTTGGATATGACAGTACACATTATTAGACCTCATCAGATCGCTTAAATAGGGCAACACGGCGTTTTTAAGGCTACCACGTTCTATCCCTACTGCCAGAGGTTTAAACTCCGCTATGTTCTTTAAAATGCGTCTAGCGGTGTCTTGTACATCCCAACGACCTGTTTCTATCTTGTGAACGAACCAATCACCGCTTTCATCCACCTTAACAACCGCAATGGCAGTTTTATCAAGGCGCTTCTTACGCTCGGCTGAGTTGTTAATATTTTCAAAGCCAGCCAAGTCAATAGCAATATAATACGAACCGTAAGTTGGTTCTTTTCCATACTTTAGCCAAGACTCCTTAAACACGTCTGTACCAGCGTTATCGAAGCTGGCTTCATATTCTTGCTTAAAGGCAAAGCTACTGAGTGTCTTTCTAGCGCCTTCAATCTCTTCAGGATCAATCAAGGGATTGTCCTTAGTTGTGAAGTGCCAAGACTTCCACTCTTTATCCTCGTCTTCTAGACCGAGGTTGTACATATCATAAAACCAGTTACGTCCCTTCGGTGTACCGATAAACAAGGCAGAACCTTTTTTATCAGACAGAGAAGCTCGAATAACCTTTTCCCATGTATCGGGCTTAATGTCAGCGACCTCGTCCAACACTGCAAACGTCAAACTCACACCACGAAGGGTATCAGGACGGTCAGAGCCTCGAACGTAAATCTTTGCACCATTGACTAAAGTAATGTCAAGGTTGTTAATGTGTGCGGACTGGATAACATCTCTTCCTAAGTCGAGTAACAAGTCCCAGATAATCTGACGAGCTTGTCCTTGAGTAGGAGCGACATACATCACCGCAGAGCCTTTAGGACATTTCAGTCCTTCAACTAATAATGCTACGGCAGAGAGTCTTGACTTACCACAACGACGACCTGCGACAATCACTTTAAATCTAGTAGAGTCCTTATAGACTTCTTGCTGCCAAGGCAGTAGTTCAAAGTTAAGGTTCATAGTCCTCGTCCATGTCTACCACATCAGCCTGCTCTGAGGACTGTTCAATCTTAGCTTCACCAATACCTGTGATATTGATTTGAATTGCGTTACGTTGTCCTTTAGCGTCTTTCTCAAACATAGACAACGGTAAGATACGGTCCATAGCCATCTTTAATGCAGCCATTTGACCGGGGTGGTCATCATCCTGTCCTATCTGTATGATCTTCTCGATGACAGCGGAACCAGACGTACCAAGTAGTCTTTGCTTAAATTCAGCTAAACGTCCAGTATCATTCTTTGGACGACCAATAGGAGCTTTAGCTTTTTTAAGGTCTTCCTTGCGTGGACGACCCATCTTAGCTTTCTTCTTCTCTACGACAACAAGTTCTTTATCCGACATAAGTCCTTTAAGGTTGTTGTGCTTTTTTGCACAGCCCTACTATACTTTAAAGTGAATTTAATTACGTATTTAATTATCGGTAATAACTAACGTCCTTAGCGCACTTACAAAATTCCTTTTAAGTATTTATTATACACTACTTTGAAAGATTTGTCAAGCTTTATTTTTACTAGGTACTGTCGACACACTTCCTTAGCCCCCGAAGGGGGAGCGCAGAAGCACTGTCTTAGCCCTCCGGGTGAGCATCTTCTACGTTATAGCTTTTACATTACTTATTACATTTAGTTATATAAGGTATTGTCTTAGGCTAACCTATTGATTTATAAGGCTTTCTTCTTTGTCACGTTAGAGCCTACTTTCTTGGCTTTTTAATGGCTTTAAAGTGCTGTGCTCATCTTCTTTTTTAGGTGCTTGGGAGGTATCCGTAACAGAAACTACACAGCACTACCCCCTCCCCCGTCTAAGCCCTTGTGAGTCCTGCTCCAGTGACTGGCTTAGTCCTTGTGAGCCACTTGTAAGCCATGGTTTGGGGTGCGTATGAGGCTTTGAAGCACCCTATTAAGCAAACCTACTAAGTAACCTACTAAGCAAGATAAGACCATAAGAATAGTATAGGGGCTCAAAAAATACTAACAGGGCTCAAGCTTGTAAGACCTGCTAAGTACTGTACGGATATACATTAGGGAAAGTACCTAGAAAATAATTATTGACATCCACAAAACTTGTGTTTATTCTGATTACATCTTAACAGTTTATTGAAAGGTTTTACAATGTCAAACAATCTTAAAAGCTTTATACTTACAGGGTTTACAGTGTATTCCGTTATTGTTGCAGTAGTTTATATTGTCATCTACTTATAAGGATCTATTAGCCATGTCAAATACATTTAAGCGTACATCATTACTGGGTTTTAATACCAATGCCAAAACTGTTAAGGGTGAGAAAATCGGATACTTTACCGGTATTCTATACTTAGCACCTAGTGATATTAGCGGCTATCAAGTTTGCCCAATGGCGAAGCTTGCGGCTTGTGAGGCGGCTTGCTTATACACTGCAGGTAGAGGCGCATTTAATAGCATTCAACGTGCACGTATTGCGAAGACTAAAAAATTCTTTGAAGACCGTCCTAATTTTATGCTTAACTTGGTGAAGGATATTGAAGCCGGTCAACGTAAAGCCGCAAAACTTGGACAAACCCTGTTAATCCGTCTTAACGGGACAAGCGATATTAAATGGGAAAATGTAAGCTTTACGGATTTTGACGGCGTAACATATGACAATCTAATGAGCCGCTTTCCCGACGTACAATTTTATGACTACACTAAAGTCGCAAATAGACGTGATCTTCCAGCTAATTATGATCTTACTTTCAGCTATAGCAATGTTGTAACCTTCCACAAGTTCAACGATATTGCAATTAATCAGAATATGCGCTTGGCTGCAGTCTTCCGTTATGCCAAGGATATTCCCGATACATTCAAGGGAATGCCGGTTATTGGTGGTGATAATTCCGACGTGCGTCACGTTGAGCCGTTGGGTCATGTTGTGGCACTGTATGCCAAAGGTAAAGCAATTAAGGATCAATCCGGGTTTGTAATCTAATTTATAAGGGGTTTAAAAATGTTAGTACCGTACACTGAAAAGCAAAAAAGTCTTATTGTAAATAACCTTGTGAAAGCTTGTGATGATATTGAAAAGCTTAATGGGACTGGGTATAAGTTTATTTACCTAGCCAATGGCTTTATAGCCCACTACAATATCAACGGTTTTAAGGACTATTACAGTCGTTATGACCTTATGACGGATATTTTAGGCAATTCTACCTCTAATGAGTGGAATAATTTCCACCCTAGCGATAAGGATTATGCTTACTATCAATCTAAAAAAGATATATATTCTAGGATTGTTGCTAAGCTTCGCACAAAAACTATTAACTTATGGAATACTTAAGGGGATTATTATGCTAAGTTTTGTAGATAGAATTTTGAATTCTAACGGGAAAATCATGACTGTAAAATTTATAAAAAAAGATGGTTCGCTCCGGGTAATGAATTGCCGCCTAGGGGTAACTAAACACTTAAAAGGGGGCAGCAGCACGTTAAACCCTGATAAGTTTATAACAGTGTACGACCTGAAAAGCGAAGGATACCGGGCAATTGATAAGGATTCTATTTTGGACGTTAAGGGGGTTTAATATGAGCGAACTAGTTTATCCGGTCAAAATTGCTAAGGCAAATAAGACTTACATTATGCGAACTATTGGGGAATGCTTAAAGCTTGGCATGACGCACTTATCAATTGAGTATAGGGGTACGTATATTGACCTAAAATTTATCGCTCCTGAGCGCCGTTATATTGGCTTCGGAGCCATTGGGGATATTACCGGGGATAGTGTTGCAAGTGAATTAAATACAATGTATAAAGGTATGGTACAAGCTGCACAATTTATCAATAAACATTTTACATACGTGAAAGTAGGCTAATATGACAAGATCGACACTTAAGCCGCTTGGCTTGCAAGATGGTTATCTTATGAGCCAGCCTGAAGTCGCAATTGAACTGGGCATTGTCCAGCAAACAGTAAGCAAGGCGGAAAAGTCTATGATTATCAAGCTAAAAGCAGGACTGTCTAAACACGGCATAGACGAGGCTACATTCGCTCAGTTTATGAAATATTCGGGGCTATGATATGACACTAGAGGAAATTGCAAAAGAGTTAGGATGTAGCCATCAAGCCGTATGGGAAACACAAAACAAGGCGCTCAAGAAGTTTAAACACAGGTTAGAATTACTGGGTATCACTTATGAGGATTTTGAACTATACTTGCAACACAACCAACTAAAAGGGGAGTAATTATGGGAATGAATATGCACGATCGTTATTATGAGCCACCAGAGGATGATTATGAGGATATGGATGAATATATAGAGGATTATGTCGCCTTTGAGATGCGTAAAGGTGGCGATCTTGATCCGACTGAGGAATGTAACTTCGGCGAAGCCGTAAGCGAGATGGGTTTACCTGAAGAGCTAGAAAGCTGGGAGCAAGCAACACCAGAGCAGCAAGCAAAAGTGGTAGAATACTGGGAAAGTGTCGCACGGCACTTAGGCGAAGAATCTTATTTTGCAAACTTATAAGGATTTCACATTATGAAAAATGATAACAATTACTATGTCAATGGCTTTTGGTTCGATATGTATGATGAAGCCCGCCGATATGCTGATTTTATGATGGAAGCCCAAAGGCGCTATTATGCCATCTTCACAAGGGCTGAAATAGAGGCTCATAGAGACGAATTAATCAAAGGTGAGGGTGAGGGCACACCTGAGCTGTAAACGCTAGTCCAGACCCCCTAAAAAGGGCTTTAAAATCGATTTTGGAGATGTATATGAGATGCTATTGTTGCAATAAAGCGTTGTCCGACTATGAAGCGACACGCAAAAGCGTAACTACTGGTAATTTCTTGGATATGTGTAATAAGTGTTATGGTACGATTTCTAGTGATGTTTTGGCGCTAGAGCGTACCGACTTGCGACATGATGACGATGAAGAACCCGACTATGACGAAGATTCTAACTATCTCACATTGTGGAATGGAAAGGATTGTGAAGAGTAAATTTTTGGACTATAATCTCTTTAAAGGCTTTAACGCCTTCCAAGTCTACTTTTATAATATATTTATTAAAGTAATACTTTAAAGACTTATAGTACTCTAACTTCAAGAGGACACTATGAACGAAGACAGATTCACTTCACAAAATGCTTGGTATCACTTTGTCTTGGATGACATTGTCGATGCTATCCGCTTACATGGCTATGATCAAGTCCAAAAGGACATCATAGAGCGTTACCATCAAACACTTGCCAGCGTGGAGCATATTTATGACTAAATTTATGGTCTATGACGAAACAGGCGACCTTATCCGCATTGTAGGACGCAGGGAAGAGGCTATCTACATGGTGTCGTTACGCCTTGGGTGGACTTTTAAGCGTCAATTAGTAGTTAAGCGTGACGGATATAGCGAAGCGTTACTGCTTGGAGATGCTTTGATATGAGTAGTCAATTCATCAAGCATATTCCATGCGATAAGTGCGGATCAAGCGATGGTAACTCCATCTACACCGATAACCATCAATACTGCCATGTGTGCAATAACTACATTGACGGAGATGGTATCGAAACTAAACAGAAAGTATCACCAATGAGGAATTTTACACACTATGACAATCTTCTTAGCAACTCTCTCCCTGATCGTGGTATTACTGCGTCTACTTGCGTAGCCTATGGAGTCAAAACAGATGATACGAAGCATTATTACCCTTACTATGACGCTGATAATAGCCTTGCTGGTCTTAAAGTTCGTACTTGTGCAGACAAGTCCTTTTCTATACAAGGTGATTGGAAAGCAACAACTTTATTTGGACAAAACAAGTTCGCCAAAGGCGGTAGGAATGTCACCATCCATGAGGGCGAATTAGACGCTCTAGCAGGCTTTCAGATGGCTGGTAGTAAGTATCCCCATGTGAGCGTTAAAAACGGCGCCAGTGCTGCTCTAAAGGACTGTAAAGCTGCTTATGAATGGTTAGATAGCTTTGAGTCAATTGTCATCTCTTTTGATGGCGATGAAGTAGGTCAAAAAGCTGCAAATGATGTTGCTGAGTTGTTCGGTAGCAAGTGTAAGATTATTAAGCATATGGAAGGTTTTAAGGATGCCTGCGATTATCTCAAGTACGGAAAGCAAGCGGAATATACTTCTTTATGGTGGAATGCTGAACAATGGACTCCAGATGGAATTATTGCTGGTTCAACCTTGTGGGAGGAAGTTACCAAGCCTGTCGAGAAAAGTTTGGCTCTCTATCCTTGGGATGGTGTTAATGAACTTACCTATGGCATCAGACCCGGTGAGCTCATCACAGTTACTGCTGGATCTGGACTAGGAAAGTCTCAATTCTTGCGTGAGATCCTTTGGCATCTTCTCAAGACTGCAGACGGCAATGTCGGATGTATGTTTATGGAAGAGTCCGTGAGCAAGACTGCTAAGTCGATTATGTCGCTATATGCCAACAAGCCATTACACTTACCAACAACTCAGGTATCACAGGAGGAATTAAAAGATGCGTTCGATAATACTTTGGGCAGCGATAGGCTTTTCTTCTGGGATAACTTCGGCTCTACTGATATTGATAATGTCATTAACCGTATCCGGTATTTTGCCAAAGCTGCTGATTGCAAGTATATCTTTCTCGATCATATTTCCATGGTGGTTAGTTCTCAAGCTAATGGTGACGAACGTAAAGCAATCGATGAGTTAATGACTAAGTTACGTATGCTTGTACAGGAGACTGGTGTTTGCTTGATCGCTGTATCGCACCTCAAGCGTCCTGAATCTAAAGGACATGAGGAAGGCGCTGCAACATCACTGAGTCAGTTACGTGGTTCAGGCTCTATTGCCCAGCTATCGGATATTGTTATTGGACTGGTTCGTAATGCTCAGGCTGATGACGCTATCGAACGTAACACCACTAGGGTTAGTATTCTAAAGAATCGCTTTGCTGGACTTACAAGCCCACACTGTGCTTCACTTTTGTATAACAAGGATACAGGTCGTATGATGGAGATTCGTGATGAACTTTAAAACTATACTATGCGTAGGCTTTTGTGTCTTTATCGGAGCAATGGGAATGCGTGTGTACTATGACATTCAATTCCTAGACTGCCACGACTTTAGCACCAAGCACACTATCTGGAAAGGTTTTCTCGCTAAAGACAATGACGGTGAAGTACGATGCTTTTGGCTTGAACAAGCTTATCCCAATCGAATTAGACAAGGAGTCCCAGTATTATGAGTAAGCAGTTTGAATTTTTAGATGTGATTGAGCAGTATGTGAAGATGGAGCAGTATTTTAAACAACACGCTCCAATGGAGTATATGGCTTACAGGAATACTTATGGTTTGGAAATGCCCACCACTGCACCTGCCTAACTGGAATAACTTATGGAAATGGAAAACAGATATGGTAAAGTCTCCGTGTGTTGGAAAGTGTAACTATAATCCTGCACTTGAAGTATGCAACGATTGCAGTAGAACTAAAGAAGAAATCAGTAAATGGTATGTTATGACTGATGATGAGAAACTCGATGTACTAGAAAGATTATTAAAGGAAAAACTATGACACTATCAGATTTAATTGAAGCTCTTGACCAGCGTTACGGTAATCCGTACGCAGCTAAAGAATACGGCTTGGTTCAAGAAGCTATTTCTAAACTAAAACAATATGAAGCGGTACTTGACTTGAAAGGATCTAAAGATGAAGATTGCAACGGTAAGTAGTTTATTGTTTTTAGTAGCTGGAGTAGCTAATGCTCAAGTGCCTTATGCAGATAGCGTCTACAACTATAAGAACAGTGCTGCAAATTACGCTAACTCGTCAGCTAATTACGACAACAGTCCTTATAATTACAAGAACTCCCAGTACAACTACAACAGCACTAACGGAGTGTATGACAGTAACGGGAATCGTGTAGGTTATAAAACACGTACTGATGAAGGTGTAACGAATTATTACGATAACTATGGAACTAGAAAAGGATATAGCACAAATGGACAAGACTGAGATTGCAGTACAGATTTTTAAACTCATGATTGAGAAAGACTGGAACTTTCCATTCGATGCAGAACTAGCTGAGTCACAAGCAGACCAGTGGGACTTTGCTGCAACGCAACGTGCATTGAAACTCGCAGCTATGTTGATGGAACAGAAGCAGTGAAGTGGACAGGTACAATCCTTTGTTTGATTGGTATTGGATTAACCAGTCTAAACATCTACCCGATGAACATCTTCTTTGGGTTTGTCGGTAGTTTGTTGTGGTCTATTGCCGGACTGCGTCAAAAGGATTATGCCTTGTTCGTTGTCGAGTTTGTAGCAGTCTTGATGTATTTATATGGTATAATGATTCTATGAAAATCGTTCTTGACATCGAAACCAACAGCACACACGATAAGATTTGGATGTGTGTTACACGTAATATTGAAACAGATGAGGTAGTTGTATGGAAAGCAGCAAGTGGATTACAAAAGTATTTGGAAAGTTGCGATTTGATTATCATGCACAACGGAATAAATTTCGATGCACCGGTACTGCGGAAGAACTGGAACGTCACGATGAAGTTGAGCCAAGTGTACGATACGCTGATCGCAAGCCGTCTACTGAATCCAAGTCTAGAAGGCGGTCATAGCCTAGACGCATGGGGTCAACGATTAGGTTATCCTAAAGGTGACTTCAGCGACTGGGACGGTGGTTATTCTAAAGAGATGGAAGAATACTGCATACAAGACACCAAAGTAACTAGAGAAGTGTATATACATCTCATAACAGCATTTTGTATTAATAACTTTTCACAAAGGAGTATTGACCTTGAGCACAATGTACAAGCGATCATCACAAAGCAAGAAGAAAACGGCTTCAAACTCGATGAGCCTAAAGCTCTACAGTTATTGGCTGAACTTAAAACTAAGCTGGACGTTATTCAAACTGAAATGCAAAGCATATTTCCTGCCAAAGTTGAATCAGGACGTATCAGCAAGCTCGGTAAGCCCCTCAAAGACATCGTCACGCCGTTCAACCCCGGCAGCCGTCAGCAAATCGCCGAGCGACTCATCGAAAAAGGCTGGAAGCCAACCAAGCACACGGAAAAAGGCAGCGTCATCGTCGACGAAGCAGTCCTCGCCACGCTCGACTTCCCGGAAGCCAAAACCTTAGCCGAGTACATGATGCTGCAAAAGCGGATTGGACAGATTGAGAGCTGGTTAGACAGTCTTAAATCCGATGGACGTGTCCACGGTAGGGTTATCACAAACGGCGCTGTAACAGGTCGTATGACGCACATGAGTCCTAACATGGCTCAAGTACCTAATAGTGGTAGCCCTTACGGACATGAGTGTAGAGAACTTTGGACAGTAGAGAAAGGCAATGCGTTAGTTGGTATCGATGCTTCAGGGTTAGAACTTCGTATGCTGGCTCACTACATGAACGATAATGCGTATACAAATGAAGTCGTATCGGGCGACATACACACGGCAAATCAAAAAGCTGCTGGACTCGAAACTAGGAACCAAGCGAAGACGTTTATTTATGCATTCCTCTATGGCGCAGGAAGTGCCAAAATCGGGTCGATTGTCGGTGGCTCTGCGAAAGAAGGACAGAAACTTATTGATTCTTTTCTACGCAACACACCCAAGCTCAAAGCACTACGAGAAAAGGTTGGTAGAATCTATCTGGAGAAGGGAAAACTACCGGGTCTTGATGGAAGGCAGCTACTCGTTCGCTCCGAGCATTCGGCACTCAACACGCTCCTCCAAGGTGCAGGTGCTATTGTCATGAAGCAAGCTTTAGTCATCCTCGATAAGAAGATGAAGCTACAGAAGATTCCATTCAAGTTCGTGGCTAATGTACACGATGAGTGGCAGATTGAAGTACCTCAAGAGTTTGCTGAGAAGGTTGGTAATCTCGGTGTTAGATCGATTGAGGAAGCAGGTAAGGTGTTAGAGATGCGTTGTCCTCTAACTGGTGAATTTAAATGTGGTAACAATTGGAAGGAAACACACTAATGCATGAATTACAACAAGTAGTATTTTCCTTGTTACGTCAAGGTGACAGCACTGCTGAGATTCTTATGTGGCTTGAGCAGATTTCTAGCGAATTGGTTATTACAAATCAATACTTAAAACCAATCAAAGAACATGAAATGCGCCCATGAACGATAAATCTATCCCAGCAGACTTTGTTCCGTTAATTACCATTGGTGAGATAGATGGATATTTAATGGTGTATACTTCAGAGCCACATGAAGACGTATTAGAGATACTTGAGCGTACTCTCGATGTGTTGGAAAATGGCGACAAAGATCAAGAAATGACGTTGCAGTAGATGTAAATGTGGTATAATGTAAAAGCAGTATTTCACTAACCTAGTAAAGGATATAATATGTTTAAGAAGATCACAACCCCTGTAGCTATCAAGGGAGAATTGTTTTGGGCAAGATGGATGGGTGAGATTAACCACACCTTTGACGTTCCCGGACGTGAGAACAACAAGTACGAGTGTGTAATCGGTAATATCAGCGAAGAAGACTGCGCCAAGCTAAAGTCTTTGCTTCAGATTGAGCCGAAGTTTAAAGAGTCTCAAGGTCATTTCATTTTAGCCAAGAGTATCTTTCCACACATCCCAGTAGACACTAAAGGTAATCCAGTTCCTTTGGAAGCTATCGGTAACGGTACAAAAGTTAATGTTGAATTGACTTCCTACGAGACAATGATGTCGAAGAAGCATGGCTTCTCACCTTCTATCGTTGCTCCTAAAGGCAAGCCTTCATCATTAGTTGTGACAGAAGTTGTTACATACGTTGCTCCTGAAGAAGCTTTGGACGACGTTCTGTAATGAGAGCTTTAATCGACGCTGACTCACTCGTCTATGCTATTGGCTTCTCCAGTGAAGACATTGAAGAGCCTTTAGCTAAATGGAGGATGAATGAAGCTGTCGATACGATTCTTTCTGATGTAGGAGCAGATACTTACTTTGGTTGGTTAACGGGTAAAGGAAACTTCCGTAACGACATAGCTAAGACTGCTCCTTACAAAGGAACTCGTGTGGCTCCTAAACCGGCTCATTATACTGCCTTACGTGAACACTTACAGGTCAAGTACGGCTTTATGATGACGCACGGAATAGAAGCAGACGATGCTGTTGCAATAGCTTGTTATGCTATCCCTGAAGATGAAATGATTATGGTACATATTGATAAAGACCTTAATCAACTTCGTGGGTGGCATTACAACTACCGCAAGAAAGAAAAGTATCATGTAACGGAGTTTGAAGGCTTACTAAGCTTTTATACTCAAATACTTACTGGAGATCGAATTGACAACATCATTGGTCTTAAAGGGATTGGTCCCGTCAAAGCACAAAGGATTCTTAAAGAATGCAAAACAGAAAACGAAATGTATCTTGCTTGCCTCGAAGCCTACCAAGGAAACGAGGAGCGAGTCTTGGAGAACGGGCAGCTATTATGGCTCCAAAGAGATCACGGTCAGCTCTGGACACCGCCAAGCTTGTCCTAGTTGAATGGTTAGACGCTTTAGCACAAGGTGAATGGCATGAAGCAAAAAGAGAAGACTTACGTTGTAAATCGGTTGGATTTATTGTTTATGAAGACGATGAGCAAATCGAGCTTGCAGGGACTATCACCGATGGAATGTGCAATAACAGCATCACAATCCCGAAAAAAATGCTTACGAAAAGGAAGGAAGTTAAACTTGAAACCGCAAAGCGCAAAAGCAAAGGGAAGAAAGTTACAACAGTGGGTGAGGGATCAGATACTCCAACGGTTCCCTACGCTGACCACTGATGATGTACGCAGCACTAGCATGGGTGCAGGGGGTGAGGATGTTCAATTGTCTACTGCAGCTCGTGAGTTGGTCACTTACACAATCGAATGCAAAAACAGAAAAGCAATCGCAGTGTACAAGGACTACGAACAAGCAAAGACTCATGGACTGATTGAACCTTTAGTTATTTTGAAACAGAATCTAAGCAAGCCTCTGGCGCTAGTAGACGCAGAACACTTCTTAGACATGGTTCAAAAGATTAAAGACTTACAGCATCAAATAGATGTATTACTACTTGTGAAAGGCACGAAATGACTGTCGAATACCCACGCAAGGTAACGATTACAATTGAAGAAGAAAACAACGTCTTCAGTAATGTATTCGTCACCGAAGATTCCGACACATGGCAAAACTTAGTGTTAAAGCTTCTCAACACTGTTAACGCTGTGTACGGATATGATGTGAAGGAGTCTATAGCATTTATCAGTGGACATGACTTTGTCGACTACTGGACTGAGGAAGGTGAGCGTACAATCACACGCAGTGCTTTTGCAGTTGCTAAAGGCTTTGATAAAGAACGTAACGAAGTATCAGACTGGGGTGATGACGAATGAAGATTTTATTACTAGATATTGAGTCAAGTCCTAATACGGCGCATGTTTGGGGATTATGGCAGCAAAACGTCAGTATCAATCAGTTAATGGAATCTTCCTATGTGCTTTGCTATGCAGCGAAGTGGCTCGGAGAAGACGACATCTACTTTGATTCTGTACACCAATCTAAACCTAAAGCAATGTTGAAAGGTATTCATGTACTATTGGATGAAGCTGACGCTGTGGTGCATTATAACGGTACTAAGTTTGACATTCCTACGCTTAACAAGGAATTCCTCTTACATCGTTACAATCCACCATCGCCTTATAAACAGATTGACCTACTTCGTGTGGTTCGTAGTAACTTTAGATTTCCTTCTAATAAGTTGGATTATGTATCCCAACGGCTCGGTCTAGGATCTAAAGAGTCTCACGAAGGACACGACCTTTGGGTTAAGTGTATGAACGGAGATAAAGATGCTTGGAAGCGTATGGAATCGTATAACATTCAGGATGTCGTTTTGCTTGAATCTCTTTATAGCACTCTTCTTCCATGGATCAAATCTCATCCTAATCATAATCTTTATACCAGTGATACTGTTTGCCCCACCTGTTCTGGGCATCGATTACAAAAGCGTGGCACTGCTGTCTCGATTACTGGCACTTATCAACGGTATCAGTGCAAGGATTGCGGAAGCTGGTCTCAGGGTGCAAAAACAACGAAGAAACCGGTAGAGGTGAAACACTATGCCTGATATTAATCAAATTAATAGGGCTTATGCTGAAGCATGGTATAAAGAACAAAATAACATTCCAGTAGCTATGCCAGCACCTTACGGATACTCTTCTGAGGACTTTACCTTGGAGGAGTATTTCAAGGGGTTACAGAAGTTTCATCCAGTAGAAGATGAAGTATCTCATGTAAAGTCTACACAAGTTGGTGGAGATCATTACCAAAAAGGTGCATTACAGCCTTGGGATATTTTTTTAGCATGGAAGCTTGACCCTTGGGCAGCAAATGTGGTAAAATATATACTAAGATTTCCTTTTAAGAATGGCATTGAAGACTTACGCAAAGCCAGACATTACATTGATTTCTTAATTAGCCACTATGATGAAGTAAAAGAGACGTATTACACGAAGGACAAGAAATAAATGTTTCCCCTGACGCTAGTAGAACTTCGAGAGCGTCTAAAAAGCCTTGATGAGGTAAGCTTACTGGAGTTGTTAAATATCAACTCAGAAGACCTTGTCAAGGCTTTTGCTGACTTAATCGAAGAGAATTTTGAAAACCTTATAACCGAAGTAGACTGGGAAGAAGAATGACAGAAAAATACCAAATGACCCCGTACAACACCTTCATCGCTAAGAGCCGCTATAGCCGGTATCTCGATGACAAGGGACGTAGAGAACACTGGGGAGAGACAGTAGCTCGTTACTTTGACTTTATGGAGAAGCACCTAGAGACAAAACAAAACTACAAGTTAACACCTGAGTTACGTAATGAGTTACAAACAGCAGTTACTCAATTAGATGTAGTCCCATCTATGCGAGCAATCATGACAGCAGGACCTGCCTTAGAGCGTCAGAACGTGGCAGCATTCAATTGTTCATATCTACCTATTGACGACCCTAAAGCCTTTGACGAAGCGATGTATATCCTTCTCTGTGGCAC